ACATTTCACTTCAATCATCGCCATTTTGAAATTCTCCTTTCAAAATGAGGATATTTTACAGATACGTTTTGGTATCATCCACAGAGTTGAAACACCTCCATTTAATTGTGCATAAACTCTATCTATTCTGTAGATGTTTTATTTTCACTACAAGGTTAAATTTCGCCTAAATTACTAAACCGCGCGATTAGAAACGCCCCTGCAAAAACATCAAGCTACGCCATAAATTCTATGGGGTAGCGTATGTCACAACAAAATCAACTCGTTCATTTTTTAGCAGACTTTCAATTGTCGCAACCCACTGCGAAAGGCGAACGCACGTTTAGTGGCGTTGCGTATGCTGGAGGCGTAATCACTGACCATTCTTGGTACAACGCAGTTGCTTTCGACTTGGTGACAACCACCGCAGAAACTCCATTGCCGCTGTTGTTCAATCATCACGGCTCACCAATCGGCGTAATCGAAACGGTGTCAATCGGCACACAAATCGAAATTGCAGGACGCTTATTCGCCGACATTGATGACGTAGCCAAAGACATCGCAGCCAAGGCAGACCGTGGCATCAAATGGCAGCTGTCGGTCGGCATCTTCCCCGCATCAACTGAAAACCTCAACGGTACACAAACCCACAACATCAATGGGCAATCGTTCACGGGCGAACTCGCGCTTTTGAAAAACAACCGCATAAGAGAGGTGTCGTTTGTCACGATGGGTGCTGACGACAAAACCTCCGCCACCGTCTTTAACGCTCAATCCACAAAACCACAGGAATCCACCATGACACCCGAAGAAGCAAAAGCTCTGCAAGACAAAGTTGCAATGCTCGAAACCGAAAACGCACAGTTTAAAGCCGAGTCAGAATTGGCAAAAAAAGCAGTGCGCGAAATTGAAGTTAAAACATTGTTCACGGCATTGGGTCGTGAATACAGTGAAGCCACAGCCGCGCCGTATTTGAGCTTTAACGCGGAACAATTCAAAACCATTTCTGCCGATTTAATCGCTCAAAAAGGTGAACAAAAACCCAACCTTCCAGCGCATTTATTCGGCGCACAAGCAACAGACGGCACAGATAAACCCACTACGCCTGCGTTTGATACGTCGGCAATTTACGCCCAAATGAACGCACGAGGTTCTAACTAATGGCTACCAAAACAGAAGGTGTTTATGGCGCAGAGTTTTTACTCAGCGATGAAGAAACTATGTCATTCGACAAAGGCATTTTGATTTCAGGTCAAAACCTAATTGTCGGCACGGTACTTGGCAAAATCACCGCGTCAGGCAAATACACGCTGCACAACAACGCAGCAACTGATGGCTCAGAGGTTGCCTGTGCGATTTTGCGAAATAGCACCGACGCAACGTTGGCAGATACCGCTTGCACCGTGTTGACGCGCCTTGCCGAAGTTGCCAGTGCGAAATTGATTTTTAAAACAGGCATTACTGTATCCAATAAAGCATCGGCTATTGCTGCCCTTGCGACTCAAAACATCATCGTGAGAAGTTAAAAATGTTACTCGACCCATTCAAAGCCGACGGTTTTAGCCTCACCAGCTTAACCGCCGCAATCAACAACATTCAGTACACACCAACGGTTATCGCCGAAAGCGGTTTATTCCAAAGCGCGGGCATTTCAACGCTTGACGTTTCAATTGAATCAGACGGCAAAACGATTGGTTTAGTTGCAGTGCAACCGCGCAATGCGCCACCACAAGTAGTGCTTGGTGATAAACGCAACATTCGCACATTAAAAGTACCTCACTTGCCAGAACGGGCAACGATTATGGCGGACGAAGTGCAAGGGGTTCGCGCCTTTGGCTCTGAAAGTCAGGTCATGGCTATCAACACGATTCGAGATGAACGCCTTGCCAAAATGAAACGACAAATCGAATACACCATCGAAGCGCACCGTTTAGCCGCCATCATGGGTTCGTATTATGACGCGGCAGGCAATATCAGTTCGTTATTTACGGAATTTGGTGTCACGCAAGCCAGTGTGAACATGGCATTGACGACAGCATCAACCAAAGTTCGCATCAAAGTCCAAGAAGTCATCGATGCTGTTGAACTCGCGCTTGATGGTTTGGCATTTAGCGGAATCAAAGTGTATTGCGGGGCGACTTTTTGGAAAAACCTCATCGAACACGACGCGCTAAAACAAACGGTTTTGAATTGGAACGCCGCAGCGGATTTACGCAACGACCCGCGTAATCCGATTTCATTTGGTGGTTTATCGTTTGAACGTTATCGCGGCACATCAGCGGTAAAAATTCCCGATAACGAAGCCTATGCCGTGCCACAAGGCGTAACGGATTTGTTTATTACTCGTTTTGCACCCGCTAATTACTGGGAAACCGTGAACACCATCGGCGTTCCCTTTTACGCAAAGATTGAACCACTCGAAATGAACAAAGGCGTGAACATCGAGGCGCAATCCAATCCGCTCAATTTGTGTACTCGTCCTTCGGCGGTCATCAAATTAACGGATGCCTAAACCGTGTATTGCACACTCGATGACTTAATCGCTCGTGGTTGGGGTGAAGAAATCGCAGGGCTTTCTGACAAAGCGGGTGAACTTGGTGGCGACATCAACGAGGCGATTTTGAATCAAGCCATCGCTGATGCCTGCGCCAAAATCGACAGCTACTTGGTCGGACTCATTGAGCTGCCGATTGCCACGCCCAGTGATTATGTCGTGCGTTGTGCTTGTGACATGACACGGTTCTATTTGTACGACATCGGTGTCATTGAGCCAGTGCGAAAAGCGTATGACGAGGCAATTGCTTTTTTTGAGCAGGTGCATTTGCACAAAGCCTCGTTACTGGCGTTGCTCGGTGCGTCACCCCTTGAAGCCACGCCTATGGTGGGTTTGCAAAAGCCCATCATCACCGCACCCGCACCGACTTTTACCGATTCACTTTTGGCAAAAATGTGATGGACATTAACGACTTTGTTGAACGTCTCAAAGACGAATGCCCCACGCTGAAAAAGAAGGTGTTTGTGGTGTCAGATTTTGACATCGAAATGCCCACCTCAATCCAACCGCCTTACGCTTTCATCATTCAAATGGAAGAACAAGGCGGGGCGATTACCAACGGCAAACTGGGGCAACGCGGTTATTCGCAAGAGATGACAGGGCAAATCGGTGTGGTCGTAGCGGTGAAAAGTTTCAAGGATTTACGCGGTGAAGAAAACAACAACGAACTGCAACAAATTCGCGCTGAAATTCACGAAGCATTGCGTGGTTGGCAAGCTCCAAACACCACCGCAAGAGTCGCTTTTCTAGCAGGCAAAGCGACGTATTACAAAAACCTCACCACCTATTGGAGTGATGTTTTTGAAACTAAATTTATTTTCCAAAGTAACCAATTTTAAGAGGATTTAATCATGGCAGCAGATGAAGGCATTTTACTGGCTGGCGACGTTTTATTTAATCGATTCGTCAATGGTGCATATCAAGGTTTTGTAGATTTGAATGCGGGTGAATTATCGATGAAGCTCAATTCAAAACAGCTCGATGTGATTTCAAAAGGTCGAGCCAATTACGGACAACCGCGTGCGACTGCAATTATCCCTGAACCTGCGGAATTGACGCTGTCGTTCAATAAATGTTCGCCCAAGGCGTTAGCGATGGCATTGCAAGGAACTATCTCTGCTTATTCACAAGCATCGGGTTCGGCTGTGGACGAAGTGGTTAATGCAATAAAAGGTGGCTGGGTGGATTTAGCCTTTAGAAATGTGGCGGCGGTTGGACTTGCGGTGAAAAATTCAGCAGGCTCGACCACTTACGTCAAAGACATCGATTACACGATTGATTATGCGGCGGGGCAGATTTTTATTTTGCCAACGGGTGCCATTACCGAAGCGCAGTCTTTAAAAGTGTCCTACACCTATGCTGCCGTGACAGCTGAAAAAATCGAAGGGGGTACGCAGGCTTCAATCAAAGGCATCATTCACATGAAAGGGAAAAACTTATTTGATGAAAAGCCTTGTGAAGTCAAAGTTTGGGAAGCGGTTTTAACCTCTGATTCGTCTATTGAATGGCTCTCTGAAAAGCCTATCGACATTAAACTCAAAGGTCGCATGGTAATCCCTGAAGGCAGAACCGCGCCGTTTGAATTTTTGTCTAATTTCTCGGCGTAAAAACGATGCAACTCGATGATTTAACGCTGCCTGAAGATTTGCTTTGGATAGATGAGTTTGACTGGACTCCAGTTGAACAGTCGCAATCTTATTCAATCACAGGCGCGTTAATCATCGAATCGGGTACAAAGCAAGCGGGGCGACCCATTACGCTATCTGGCGGTCAGGATTTTGGCGTAATCGGTCGAGCTGCTTTAAAACTACTACAAGCAAAACTCACCAAAACAACGTCGCTCGTTTTAACGCTAAACGATGCGCGAACCTTCAATGTAATTTTCAATCACACCAAAAATCCCATCGAAGCCAAACCGTGGATTGATTATTCCACGCCCGATGATGCGGATTTTTACACCTTAAAAATCAGTTTAATCACGGTGTAACCATGGCAGGCAACGATAATTTAGCCGTCCGAATTCTCATCTCGGCGCAAGATAACGCTTCAAAAACCTTCGATGCCATACGAGCCAACGGGGCAAAACTCGCAGAGGGTTTAGCTGCCGCATTTGCTTTGGATTTGTTCAAAGGCGCGGTGGATGAAGCTGCAAAATTTGAAGCACAACTCGACAAGGTAGGCGCAAAAGGCGGCTACACCACGCAAGAGATGGAGCAGCTCTCGAAATCTGCTGTTGAAATCGGTAGCAAGTTCGGTGTGTCGGGAACGGAAGCAGCGGCGGGTTTAGAAATTCTCGCAGCGGCTGGTTTGAAATCAAGCGAAGCGATTAACACCTTGCCGTCGGTTTTAGCCTTGGCGCAAAGTGAAGCGGTGAGCATGGACACGGCTGCTTCTACCGTGACCGATACTATTTCTATCATGGGCTTGGGTTTTTCAGATGCGGGGCGCGTTGCCGATGTGTTTGCCAAAGGAGCGAATTTATCGACCACTTCTGCTGTTGAATTAGGCGAGGCATTCAAAGGCGCAGGTGGCGCAGCATCAGCATCGCATTATTCGCTTGAACAAACTGCTGCAATGATGAATGTGCTGGCAGCCAATGGTATCCGAGGCAGCGAAGCGGGAACGGGTCTTAAAAATGTCCTGTCGTTGCTACTCGACCCGACCTCAAACGCTCGCAAAGAATTATCAAAACTAGGCGTGAACACCAGCGATGTTGGCGTGGCGATGGATGCGTTGCAAAAAGCGGGTGATGGCGGCAAACAAGCTATGCTGGCATTTGGTTCTGAGGCGATGCCAGCAGTTTTGGCATTAACCAAAAGTGGTTCAGCGGGAATCAAAACGTTTGAAACCGCGTTACTCAATTCAAAAGGCGCGGCAGAAGAAACCGCGCAAGGTATCGCCTCAAATTTTGAAGGGGCAAAGAAAAATTTAGAAGCCGCGTTTACCAATTTAAAAGTTGCGCTCGGTACGCCGATTTTAAAACCGCTCACCGAATCGTTTAATACGTTTTCAGGTACGGTGGCGAGTAACATCCCAACGATTGTTCAAAGTTTAACCTCGCTTTCTGAACTTTACGGCATCAAATTAGCCCGTGATGCCGCCACTTTTGCTCAAAGCATGATTGCCGCCAATGCGGCGAAAAAAGCCGCGCAAGTGGCGACGCAATCGGTGGTTGCCGCAGAGCAAGAGCTTGTCGCCGCCATGGCAGCAGGCGGTACACAAACCACGCGCTACCAAGCCGCCCAGCAACAACTCGCTGCGGCAATGACCCAAGGCGGCAGTGCAACGGCGCAATATGCGACGGCACAAAATCAACTTTTAACAACCCATCAAACCACGCAACTCGCTACTGCGCGGGTATCAACAGCGCAAGCAGAATTAAATGCGGCAATCGCAGAAGGCGGCGTTGTCACTGAGCGATATATCGCCGCTCAAACGCAACTCAACACCGCAAAACAAATCGCACAAGGCACAACGCAACGTTTAATCACGGTACAAGCAGATTTGAATGCTGAAATTGCGGCAAGTGGCATGAATTCACAGCGTGCGATTGCCTTGCAAAATGAACTGAATATCGCGCAAACCAACGCCGCTATTTCAGAGCAACGTTTAGCCGCCGCACAAACTGAATTGAATGCCGCTTTAACGGCGGGTGGCACACAAACGCAACGCTATGTCACGGCATTGGCGGAATTAAATGCGGCGCAAACTCGCGCTGCTGCCACAACGGCAGCACTTGAAACTGAAACCGCCGCGTTAGCATCATCAACCAATGTTGCAGCGGCATCAGCGACAGCCTTATCGACTGCGTTTAATGGGGCGATGTCCATTTTTGCGGGTTGGACAATCGGCACGATGATTGGCGAATGGGCAAATCAGTTTGATTTTATCAAGCGACGCGGCGCAGATATGTCCGAAACCTTTGTGCAAGCAACCGAAACGGCACGTTACTTTTTTTCAGGCGAGTTTTTAAAAGCAGACGATGGTACCTATGCCGCGAAAATGGCTGAAATTCACAACTCGTTTGAGCAGATTCGTTTTGCGACTACCGAAGCAGGCAAAGCCGCGCTTGCTACGAGTGAAAACCAACAGCAAGCCGCTGAGGTAACAAAAAAAGCCACCCAAGAACAAGCCAAGGCAGTTGAAGAATTCGCAAAACTGCAACTGGAAAAACTCAAAGAAACCACTGCCGCTATCGACGCATTTTACAAATTAGAAAATGACGCGATTGCACTCAATTTGAAGTTAAAAACTGAGTCCATTAAATCTACCTATGACGACAAATTAGCCAAAGAAAAAGCCATCACTGAGGCGACAATTACTGCCAGCAATCAAGAAATCGCCAATCTTGAAGCCGCTGCGACTAAAAAGAAATCACTGGTCAATGCGGTTTATCAAGATGCCATTGAGAAATCCGCTGCGGGTAGTGTGCAACGCGCTGAATACGAAAAACAGTATTTAGAAGCCAGTCAGGAAATTTACCAATCGCTCTATAACTCCTACGCGCAAACCGTCAGCAACATGATTAGCGCGGCGCAATCGCACCGTGATAAAGCGATTGCCTATGGCGAAGAAATTTTAAACGCCGAAGAACGTCGCCACAGTGGCATTTTGGAATTAGAGCGCATTGGTATGACCGATGCACAACTCAAAGCCAGCAAGAAAAAGGAAATCGAAAAAGGCATCTCTGATTACAAAAAAGCCATGGCTGAAGGCGATTTTGAAAAAGCCAAAGAAATCTCCACCAATACTGAAAAACTGATACTCGATTTAGCCAAATCGGAAAAAACACAAACCAGCGAAGTTAGCAGCGCGAAAAGACAATATAACGAAGTAATTGGTCAAACTGAAGCTGCCACCAAAGCTCTACAAGCCAGTGAAAATCAACAAGCCGCCGATTTAGAAGCGAACGCACAAAATCAAATTGCCAAAATGAATGACATCAAAGGCAAGTTGAATGAAATCAGCGAAGCCTTGAATCAGAATTTTTTGCTGACAATTCACGTCAACGAAGATGCGGTGTTTAAAGCCAGTGCGGATATTGATGCGTTATCGCGTAATGAATACGTCACCGTTTATGTCACCACGGTTCAAACCAATCAAAACGGCGGTCAAATTCAAGCCTTCGCTGACGGCGGCACGCCAAGTTTTGTGCGCCGTGAAGGTGGTTTGGGTGGCTATGGTGGCGGCGATAAAATCCCTGCGATGCTTGAGGCTGGCGAATGGATTATCAAAAAAGAATCCGTCAAAAAATACGGCAACGGTTTCATGGCAAAGCTCAATGCTGGCGAAATTCAAGATATTCCAAAATTCTCAACGGGTGGTAGTGTTCGCTATTTCGATCAACCCATCGGTTCAACAGCGCGTCTTGATGGCTATTTAAAAGCAGCACAAGATGATGAAGAAAAATACAGAAATCTTGTTGATTCACTTACAAACGAATACAACAAAATTGTTAGTAATGGCTGGGCTGATGTGCCTTACTTACTCAATCAACCAGTCAAAATAAATGATGCCAAAGCAAAATTAGAAGCCGCGCAAAAAGAAACCGCAAAAATGCAAAAACTGTATGACGAAGCGGCAAAAAAAGAGGCTGACGAAGAAGCCAAGCGCAAAGAAGCTGAAAAAGCCGCTCAAGCTGAAAAAGAAAAGGCGGACGCGGATAAAAAACGTGCTGACGAACAAAAACAACGTGAGGCTGAAAAAGCAGCCCAAGAGAAAAAATTAGCGGATGAAAAAGCAAAGCAAGCTGAATCTGTAAAAACCATAACACCCACTGCAACACAAAATTATTCACAACCTGCCACAAAAGAACCTGCATCAATAACAAATCCTGTTACCACAGCGGTAAAAAGTGAATCTGTAAAAACTGTCGTATCGGTTACGCCAACACAGAGTTCATCAAGCTATTCGTCAACAAATCGTTCTTACGATGACGTTATTTCAGAAAAACAACGCGCAAAAGACAAAGAAGAACAAGACATATACAAGCTAAAAGAAGAAGGATTTAAGTTAACTGGCGATGAAGCAGGACTTGAAACATTTCGCTATGAAAAAGAAAAAAAAGACCTAGCTGGTAATGCCCCCGCCTTAGCGCAAGCAGAATCAAATTACAAAGCAAAACTCGCTCAAATTGAAGCCAAGAAAAAAGAAAAAGCACAACAAGACGCTGAAAAAGAACAGCAAATCCGCGACCGTGAAGCAGAGAAAAAGAAACAGTTAATTGAAAAAGCGCAACAAGAAACGCAACGCGCTGAAGAAAAACAACGCCAAGAAGCCCAACGAGCCGAGCAAGAAAAACAGCGTGCTGAAGAAAAAGCACAACAAGAGCGTGAACGTGCCGCCGAAAAACAACGTCAAGAGGCTGAAAAACTAGCGCAAGAGCGCGAACGCGCTGCTGAAAAGGCAGCTCAAGAAAAACAGCGTGCTGAAGAAAAAGCACAACAAGAGCGCGACCGTGCCGCCGAAAAACAACGTCAAAATGATGAAAAAACCGCTCAAGAAGCTGAAAAACGCCAATCCCAAACAGATAGCTTAAAAGATGAAGTGGACGGCATGAATGGCAACAAATTAGCCATTGAAAAACGCCGTTATGAAAAACAGCTCAAAGAGTTATCTGGTAACACAGAGGCTCTTGTTTTAGCCAGAAAAGTTCACGCCAAAAAAGTAGCTGAAATCAACGCTGAAAAGCAGCAAGCCATTCAAACAAAGCGCAACGAAGCACCGCAAAGTACAACGCTTTCAATGCAAGTAGGTACACCAGAACCCCAATCAAGTCCCCTCCGCACCGACACGGTAATCATTAAATTTGAATCGCCAACAGGTCGCCAAGCGTCAGGCAGTTTTGCGAGAGCGGACGTAACAAGTGTTGTTGAAATTTTAAAAGAAGCCGCTGCTCGCGGTTCAATGCCCACTCTTTAAGTGACAAGGTTTATCAATGCCAATTTTAGCCACAGACATTAAATTACTCGAATCAGACAACATGGATGACACCGCAGACGGCGGCGGTGGCATGACGGCGAACGTCATTTTAGACGGCGTGAGTAACAACATTTTCGATGACATTTCGACACTCGACCGTGTTTATGGCGCGGTTCACATGAGAAAGTTATTTGCTGCGATTCAAACGACCACTACGGATAAATTTTTCGGTTCGATGGTGATGCTGTCGAAATTACCCAAAGACAAAAAAATTGGGGTGAATTTGTTTAGTACAGGCGATTGGTTTGATAGACGTGAAGCATCGAAAATTCGGGTAGAAGCCTATCGCGTACAAGCCTCGTTGTATCAAGGTTTTTTGTGGTCAACACAATATGCGGGGAGTCGGCAATTAACGCTCTTTCAAAACACGTCATCAAATATCGTTCCTGCTATTGGCGATGTGTTTATGGTTTCAAATACTCAGAATGCTGGGCAATCACAATACGTCAGAGTCGTAAAATTAAACTCCGATACTGTTCAAACCTTTCAACAAGGTGAAACGTCTTATCAAAAGCGCATTATTTCTTTTGAAATTGCTACACCGCTGTTGTTTGATTATGTCGGAGCAGAAATATCAAAAAGTGACAATTTAACCCCTAATGCAAGGCTCTACAACACGGTTGTGGCAAACGCCGCGAAGTATTACAGCGCACGTCCATTAAAAACGGCTGCAAAAATTGGCGACGTAATGGTCAAAGTCGATAGCGTTTACAGCCAGTTAATTCCGAGTTCGCAAGCCGAAGTGGCACTGGTCGATTTAAACGCTGGCGGTTACACCACGCCGCTGGTTGAGGCAGGTGCGTTCGCTTCATTTATTACCAGTACAGATATTGCCGCGTCAAAATCGCTGCATTTAGGTAATCCGTGCAAACCGAGTTCATTGTCGATTGTTGTTAGTGGGACGACGATTACCGATGAGGCGGGGCAAGTAAAAAGCGGCTCAACCGTCATTGGCACCATCGATTACATTTCAGGCGTGATCAATTTTGCGTCTACTTGCCCAACGTATTCAGGTTCAAAAACCGTCAATTATTCACCTGCCGCCGCGCCGATTAGTGTTGCAGATACCGCGTCACTGGCTGTGACCGCTGCCAATCGAGGTTACGTTTGGACGATTAACCTTTCACCATCGCCATCACCTGCGAGTTTAACTGTGAGTTATCGTGCGCTGGGAAAGTGGTATTCAATGCGCGACAACGGCGCAGGCGGGATTGTGGGTTTAGATGCGGGAATCGGTAGTGGTACGGTGAATTATGTCAGTGGCTCTGTCACGGTCACGACCTCTGCTTTGCCCGACGTAGATAGCGAAATCATCTTTTCATGGGGCAAAAAAGCGAACACGTTTAATCGTTCAAATGCCGCCATTCAAAATCCTGTCATTACTCATCAACTAAACAATCCTGCACTGGTCGCAGGTTCATTGGTGATTAACTGGACACTAAACGGAACAGCAAAAACAGCAACAGCCAATGCAGCAGGCATTATTTCTGGTGATGCCTCTGGGACGTTAAATAATGCCACGGGGAAATTGAGTTTTTCACCACTGATTTTACCGCCCGCAAATACCGTTTTTTCATTGAGTTACGATTTCGGCAATAAAATCGAGGAGGTTTTTGAGCATCCGATTCGCAATGGCAACGGAAAACTGGTAATTCAATTAGCGAATCCAAACATCAAACCCAATTCCATTGAAGTTGAATGGAATACAGTGCAGGACTTGAGCTTACTCGATACGTTTCAAGAAGTAACGGTCGCTTCAAATCCGAACTACAAAGACCCTTTAATCAACGAACGTGATAATGGCACAAAACTGATTGACACTGATTCGGTGATTGATTACGCGCTGGGAAAAATCACGTTTAATCCCGACAAAGTCACACAAGTTCCCATTCCAATACTAAGTAAAGTGGCAATAGGTTCTATATCCGTTACGAAGGGAGCTGCAATAATTACAACCACCACATACCGAAATACGGTCACTGGCTTTGAGTATTGGAATATCCCAGCTATTTATCCAATGGACGAGACAGGCTTAGTGAAAATACGCTATCGCGCTACCGATACGCCTAATACCGCAACGGAAACGTTGACCATGCCGAATTTAAGTGTGGATTTAACGCCGAGTTTTGCTGAAACCATCGTTTATGGCTCTGTGCAATTTATGCTGGGCGGTAAAACCTACTTTGACAGAAATGGGCAGATTTACACTGACATCGACCGTGCCACAGGAGCTGCAACCTTAGCGGGTTCACTTGATTACGCTTCAGGCATTGCAACCCTTAATTTTTGGCTGCCAAATCAAAGTAGCTCGGTGGCTTTGAAATCGTTGCTCACAGATATAACCATTGCACCTGTTGATATGGTGACTTTTAGAACGCCAGCCGCGCCGATAAAACAAGGTTCATTTCAAATTCGTGCCACCACACTCGAAGGCGATGCTATCAATGCTTCGGCAGATATGGATGGCGTAATCAATACGGCTTCAATGTTTGGCTATATCAACTATGAAACAGGCGTTGCCAAAATTCGCTTTGGACAATGGATTGTAGCGGCAGGACATGAATCTGAAAGTTGGTTTAATCCTGAAGCAGTCATTGAAACCAAAATTTTCAAACCCGCACACGTTCTAGCCGAATCGATTGTGTATAACGCGGTTTCCTACACCTATATTCCGCTCTCGAGTTCGATTTTAGGACTAGACCCTGTGCGCTTGCCGCCTGATGGGCGTGTGCCGATTTATTCGGTTGGTGATGTTGCGGTGCTACTGAATGACCAAACCACAACAGGCACTTTTGCGAATGGTACCTGCACCAATTTAAACCGCGTTCGATTAGCCAAAGTCACCGTTAAAGATGCCGCTGGTAACATGATTGCAGTCGATAAATACAGCGTCAATTTAGACACGGGTATCATCACTTGGCACAACTTGTCTGGCGTTTCTCAACCGCTCACGATTGTTGACCGTATCGAAGATATGGGCGTGGTCACAGACGTGCAAATTACTGGCGAACTCACGCTTTCACAACCCATCACACACGCCTTTCCGATTGAAAATACACTGGTTTCCAACGCTGTGGTTCACGGAACGATTTATGCGCGAGTATCTGTACCGTTTGACCAGCAAACTTGGACTAACGTTTGGAGTGATAGCGTGATGGGTTCAACGGTTGCAGCGCAGTACAACGCCTCGCAATATCCAATTGTTGTGGATAATCACAGTGCAATTCAAGAACGCTGGGCGTTAATTTTTACCACCGCCACGCTGTTTAATGTGATTGGTGAACACGTCGGGCAAATTATCACGGGTGCCAATATCAACACCGACACCGCACCGATAAATCCCAATACCAATCAGCCTTATTTCACGATTCCGTCGGGTGGTTGGGGTAGCGGCTGGTCAGCGGGGAATGTTTTGCGTTTCAACACTTATGCCGCCAATGCGCCTGTGTGGATTATTCAATCTATCGGACAAGGCAAAGCCACTGATCCCGATTTCACCTTTTGCATTGAAGCACGCGGGGATATTGATAATGTCGCTTAGTTTTTCAATGTTATTGCGAAACGCACGCGCTCAAGCTGTGATTTCAGCTCTTGATAGCGGCGTTGAACACGCAAAATTTCAGTTTTTTACTGGCACTAAACCTGCCGTGACAGGTTCTATCACAACCGAAACCTTGCTTGGAACGTGCGTACTTTCAAAACCCTGCGCCATTGTGATTGATGGCGTGATTGTGTTTGATGTTATCGCTAACGACCCTGTTGCTGATGCCACTGGCGTGATTGGCTGGGGACGCGGTTTTGATGGTGATGGTAACTTTGCGATGGATTTCAATTGCGGCACGAACGGTTCCAACGCGATGATGATTTTCAACAATCTAAACGTCATCGCAGGCGGTGTGATTAGCATTTTAAGTGGCACGCTCACGGAAGGTAATTTATGAACCCTCATAAATACTGGCGTTTGCTTATTCAAGACAACAACGGTGGTGACACGGTTGAATTATTTGAGCTTGCGCTGACTACACACGCCAATTCGTTAAATCTGCTACCACCCAACACCAATTTTTTCGCCACGATGCCAGCGCAAAACAACGAGAAGGTGTTTGAATTTTCAACACCGTTTGCGATTGGTGGTTATTCCTTTAAAGCGCAAGGCGCAACAGCACCCAAAGCATGGCGACTTGAATACAGTGACAACAAAGCCGACTGGCAACTCGCGCACCTTGAATATGCCAAAACCCGCTGGCAAACAAATGAAATCCGCCGTTTTGAAGTCGCGTTGTTTGAATTAAATCTTTCGATTAACGGCTCGATTGCCGCGCCGTTTTTTAACTTGCTGATTCACGATGTGAACGGCGAGTTGATTCTCAAAAAAATAGTTCAAAACGGCACTGAATCACTTTTGATGCCGAGCGATAACGCGGTCAGCGTGACGCTCGTTCAAGGTTGCGGTAACACTTGGCAAGCAGGGCGTTATTACAAAACAGGCGCGTTAGTGTTGCCTAAAAATCCCACTACAACACCGTTTTATTACCGCAATCGGCATGGCGGCATCTCCGATTTAATTCAGCCTAACTGGCAAACGAATCCTGAAATTTTCACCGTCGATAGCGGTTGCCTTTGGGAAGTCGTCGAACGTCTAAACCAACCCATCACTCAATTTCCACTCATTCCAACGAGAAAATTATGACAATTAAAGTTTTTAGAAGTAGCGACTACGGCGCACCCACCAATACCAACGTCGCAGGTTCACTGATTGGTATTTTAGATGCAGTATTAGTCAATGGTTATGGCTCACAAACTGTAACCATTACTCGAAATGGTAGCGTCGCCACGGTGACTACGCCTGTCGCGCATGGGCTAAAAAATGACACGTTCGTTACCATTGCAGGGGCGACACAAACCGAATACAACGGCGAATTTAAAATCACCGTCACGGGTTCATCTTCGTTTAGTTATGCGGTGACAGGCACGCCCGTGACACCCGCAACGGGAACAATTACGGCAAAAGTATCGAGTGCAGGTTGGACAAAACCCTTTTCTGGCACCAACTTAGCAGGTTACAAACAAGGCGTTGGTTCAAACGGAATGTATCTGCGCGTGAATGACACGGGAACAACCACTGCAAGAGTGAAAGCGTGTGAAAACATGACTGACATCAATGGCACGGTGGCGGATTTTCCAACAGAAGCGCAACAAAGCGGTGGACTTTATATCGGGAAATCAGGTTCAGGGACTTGTGATTGGATTGCCATAGCCTCTGAAAAATTTATCTATTTATTTACCCAAACCAGTCAGTCGGTAAATTATCGTAGCACGTTATTTTTTGGCGATATTGTTTCCAACAAACAAGGCGATGCGTTCAATACAATGCTTATCGCAGGTGGGACGACAACAAATTATTACAATTTTGATTTGTTTAGCCTGAATTCTTCTTTGAGTCCGTCGTCTTACCACTATATTGCAAGACCGCATACCCAAATCGGGGCATCAATTAACAACGGTAAAACCTCGACAATTAACATGGGAAATTCATCGATTAGCATGATGGGAAGTAATGGCGTTGCCTACCCCTCACCACTCGATGGCGCATTGCATTTAGCACCTGTTTTAATCACAGAACAAAGCGTTGGAATGCGAGGCACGATGCCAAATTTATGGTGTCCACTTCATACCAAGCCATTCAGTCACCAAGACATTATTGATGGCAGTGGGCAATTTGCAGGCAAAAAGTTTATTGCTCTTTCAGGTGGCTATTCAACCGAATACCAGTGCTTAATTGACATCTCAAATCCTTAGTTTATGGCTGATTTTACCGATGTTATTTTTACTGATGACACGCTGCTTGATGCAGCGGGAATTGTTTGTTTTAACGAAGGAAATTTAAAACCGTTATTTTTTAGCGACCTTTTAGCGGATATGACCACCGCTAAAATGGCGGTTCAAGACGCGATGGTCAATGACGCGCTCAAAGATATGACCACAGCGCATTTTTATCTTCCATTTGATATGAAAAACGATGCGTTTTTGGCAATTCGCGAACAAATGCCTGTGTGGGAAGGTGGCAGCGTTTTCAATCTCAACAGCATTCCAAGCGTTGACAGAGCTGGTCGGATTTTTGGCACGGTCAAGGTTCAAGGCGTTTTACAAAACAAAGCGCGGGTATCGCTTTATTTCAGAAAGACAGGCGCATTGATTCAATCGACTTTTACCAATGAAAACGGCGAGTTTTTGTTTGAATGCGGCTTGAATCGCAATGTATCAGATTATTACGCGGTAGCGATTACTGAGCAGCCTTATAACGCGCAAGTGTTCGACAAACTCACACCGATTTAATGTCTTACAACGCGAAAACATCACCGTTAGAATTTGACTTAAACGCGACAACAGGTGCGTTGCCGCTTGATTTCAATTTAGGCATCGACATCGGTGATGCAACAGGCAGTGTTGATTTTTTGCTCGATGACGTAGCGGGAAATTTTCGTGGTTTATCGGTTGATATTTTAGGCTCGTTTGCTTGTAGGCTTGATGATTGTGCAGGTGCATTTGAAGGCAAATACGATTCAAACGTTAGACGATCGTTTTACAACAGCGTGCATTCAACAGTTGAACAAGCGGCTTCGTTGCAATCTAAAACCGAGTTTTTACAGCAGGACGCGCTTAAAAATGTCATTTCAGCGGTATCAACCCAAGATGTAACGTTTGCTAAGTCCACAACCGTTTCGATGCGTCAAGAAAACGGACTGTTGCTTTCCAATCAAGCCACCTTGCAACAAGAATCAACCACCATTTTCAGCATCAAAACCGAATTTGATTTTGAGCAAGCCACGCCAATGTTTGCAGGTTTGCACTCAAAGCAAGATGTCGCCATTTCACTATGGGTAAAAACGTCAGCGGATTTGCAGCAAATGATTCCGTTATGCGGTCGTTACCAATTTGTATCTGACGATGTTGAAAACGCGACGCATATTTTTAAAGTCACTTTTCACAATGCGATTCCGTTTGAATTTCAATACAAGCCGAGTACGAATTTCACGCTTCCAGTCCAACCGCTTGAGCGCATTTTTACTCAAATCGACCCAACTTATCGCACGATAAATGTCGTTGAATTTAATCTAACAACAGCCAGTCCTCTAGGCGCGTTGGCATTTGATTTGACCGATAGCGGACTTGAAAAATTACACCAGCCGCGTGCCATTTTTGACAGCGTTTTGCCTTACACACCGTTTGAACAATTTGTTTCAGCGTTCACGGGTGAAAGTTATCAGCGCATTGAATCAGTGCAGCGCGGTGGATTTCGGTTGTCGAAATCCGTCAACACAGCAACAGCTGACGCACTTGAAGTTCATAAATGTTTCAAATCCGAGCAGGCAAAAGTGCTGTTCAATGTTAAGCAACGTTTCGCGGATACAGGTGGCGGCAGCACGGGAAATACTGACCCACCACGCCCACCGATTACGCCCAAACCACCTGCGATAACTTTCACCATTCCAACCAAAACGGTCTACACCATGCAACACACGATTAGCGCAACACTGCTCGATTTAACGCCGCTTGATGTTTCAGACATTCAACTCAGTTTAGATGCGGATTCATGGGCGTGGACATTTAGCTGTAAATTGTTAAACGCACAGCAGTTGCCACTGGTCACAAAAACAGACGGCACCGCCGTTGAAATTATCATCACGATTAACGGATATGCGTTTAACCTGCTAGTTGAAAAAGTAACGCGCAATCGCACCTTTGCAAAAAATTCAATTTCATTGTCTGGTCGTTCGTTGACTGCGTTACTCACGCAGCCTTACGTTCAACCCATTAGTGCGACGCAATCGGATTTGATGACCGTGCAGCAATTAGTTGAACTTGAACTCCCGACAGGTTGGACAGCAAATTGGTTGGCGAGTGTTTGGAATGTGCCAGCGGGGGCGTTTAGTTACACGGCAAAAACACCCATTCAAGTGATTGCTGGCATTGCAGCAGATATTGGCGCAATCGTGATTCCCTCGCGCCACTCAAAATCACTCACCATCATGCCGCGTTATTCGGTGTTGCCGTGGAATTTTGAACTTGAAACACCTGATTTGATTATTCCCGATGCCGCGATTGAATCTCTAACTTATCGAAACGTAGTGCCATCGCAAAGTAACGCGGTTTATGTGCATGGCTCAGATATTGGTGGCGTGTTAGCACGGTGTCGTTTGACGGGAACCGCTGGAGATAAATTATCGCAAACCGTGACGAATTCGTTGATGACTGATGTAATTGGTTGTCGCGCTTTGGGTGAGCGAATTTTAGCCGCGCAAGCAGAACAGCCAGCGATTCAATCTCTTGCCATCCCGATGAATTCAAACGATATGCCACTCGCTAAAATTGGCGATTTGGTCAAAATCAATATCGACGGTGGGCAGGTGCGTGGCGTGGTGAATTCAATCAGCATTAGCGCGGATTTTGGCAAGGTGTCACAGACCATCACCATTGGTGAAGAAACCGCTAACGTTTGGCAAAGTTTCAAAGATTTATTGCCGCGTGATCCGTTATTGGTCGGGACGCTTGCAAGTACCGATGGGCAAACGTCATTGATGACTTTAATCGATGGTGGAGTGATTAGCGTGCGCGGCACAGGTACAGTGGGTTCAAAGTATTATATTCGTGCTGGTAGAATTGAAAACGCCGCGCCAAACTTGGCACAGAGTGAAATTGTGGTTTGATTATGAGTGATGGGGCAGCATCGGCTCTGACCTTTTTGCTAATCGTAGGGCGAAAATGGTAGTTACTGAGCTTCAGAAAAAGTACCATTAAAAATATCAATTCTTACTGCTACAATAACTGCAAAGTTTATTTACGCACAACGCCTTTGTTACGCACAGATATTGAAAATTTGACTAATTGACAATTCTCCGAAATGGATAAAAACATGGCTACATACACAACACTAGATTTTTTGCCTGATTTACATAGTTCAGATATTGCAGGGGCAAAGATGGTGCATTTTGCAAAGAAAGACCCAGACCCTTATTGGCGTGACCATATATTTGATAACGTTTTTAATTATATGGCTCTTGGTGCGGAGAAAAATGATGCTGATTTTTCAACATGGGATTTCACCGCATCAAACTCTCCAAAACAAACAAAGTACCTTTCTTTATCTAGGAATGTTACTGGATTTAACGGAATTGAAGGGGTAACTTATGACATTTTCAGTATCAGTTATTTCAGCCCTCGAATTGT